TCTATGTATAATCAGTCTAGGCTGACGTTTAGAGTAACCTTGATTTGGTCACCATTGTTCTGAATGGCGTATGGACCGTTTGTAAATCTTTCTGCAAAGAATATACTTGAGTACAGAGTAGCATCACCTGTTCCAGAAAGTGCTGGAGTTGTGGTGAATGTATCAGCATCAGGTGTTTCAAATACTGTGTAATGAGCAGCAGGTAATGTGCTTGAAGTACCTTGTGCAATGTAAATAACATCGCCTGGATTTAAAGCATGTGCTGTAGCTGTTACTTTAGAGAAATCAAACTTAATAGCATCGTTACCATTTGATACCTGAATGTTGTCTACCAACAGTTCACTGAGATAAACACGAGGTCCAATCTCACCAGTAACAGTCTCATAGTCAATACCAGTAATTGTTGTATTAGCAGCAATACCATTTGGAGTTGCTGTCTGAGAAACTGCCATTCCTGGAGTTAGATCTTTAGCAACATCAACTTTAAATGTTGCAGTACCAGAAGCAGCACCTGTAAGTGCTTTATTTAAATAAATTGTTGTTCCTGAAACACCAACAACTGTTGATCCAGTAGCAATTCCTGTACCAGATACACGTTGTCCAGCTTCAATACCTGTAGCAGAATCAACTGCTATTTCAAATGTACCAGAAGCACCAGCAGTAATAGATGGAGTTACATTAACATCAAGAAGGTTAATATAGTTGTTACCGATAACACCCTTAGTACCAGTCTTAGTGATTTGAGTACCAGCAGTTGCTGCAGCTGCATCAACAACACCCTGTAATGTTACAGGCATGTTATTTGCACGTGCTAAGTAGTAACCATAAACATCACCAGCAGCAGATTCAAATGTGAAAACTTTTTCAGGATAGGAAGCAGTAGAACGACCTCTACCGAATGAAACAGCAGTTGTAGAAAGAGCAGCAGTTAACTGTTGACTAATTTCAAGAACTAATCCTTGAATATCAACAACATAAGTGTTTGTAGGAACACCAGCACCTTCTACATAGTCTCCTTTCTTAATGTCGCTCGCATCTTGTACTGTAATAGAATAAGTACCAGAAGTACCATCAGCAGTCGTAGTATGTGCAGCAGTTACTGTAGTGTCAATACTCCAGCGATTACCATTAAGTAATATACCGTACTGTTGACTGAAATCTTGATCTTCTTCCACTCTATTGTTTTCTACTTCTGGATAACCAGTTGTAGGTGCAGAACCGTAACCACTAGCATTACTTGCGTTGTATGGTTCAAAATAATTTGTAGCAGAAGGAACATCCGACTCAGATGGAGTGGTGTTACTTGTGTAGAGTTTCAAAACCAAGTTCCTTGGTATTTGATGTGTTGAGTTTAATAACGTGCGGAGTGAATCAATCTCACCCTGGTCGGTAACTAGCAGTGCCATTTAAGTTTAACTCCTCGTGTTTTCTTCCTATATGAACTTATTTATAATAATATTACAGTGCGAGCTTCAGTGATACTACGCACCTCTGTATATTTAGGGCATACACAATTTCAAACTGTAGAATATCTCCAGAATTTAGAGTGGGACTCCAAGATGAAATAGTTGTATTCTTATTTATTCTTTGTTCTGACCCTGTACTAATGTCTCCTAACTGTGGTCTCTCACTACCACAAATAGAAGAAAAATTAGGGAAATTTGTATAATCAGATCTCTTAATATCAAATTGTATTTGACCTTCTTGATCCGCAATTAAAGTCCAACTAATAATTTTACCAGTAACATCTAATGTCATGTCACCTTTAACTCCTTGTGACATAGGTGCAGAACCAGCATCAACAACAAAGTTAATTGTTCTTGTGAGGTCAGCAGTTGTAGAAAGACCTACGACATATACTGTATCTGTAGATCCAGGAGCATTGGTAAAAATTAAATTGGTTCCACTAGTACTATAATCAATACCAGGAACTTGAACTAAACCATTAATACAAACAATTAATTGTTGATCATTAATTGGGGTGTATGGATCTCCTTGTGGATCTATTAATGGAAACCCTACATTAGTTCCATTAAATATCCAACTAGAAGTATTAAGTATCTCATTACCATATTGGAGATACTTACTAGGTATTTCGTAGTTAACCCCAACATTATATTTCTTCTGAGGTTCCGAAAGAACCTGATAATTAGAAGACTTTACTGATACATTATACTTTGGCATCAGGTCACCCCAGGAGTTACTTCAACAATTCCTTCAATAACTCTAGTCTTAATACTTTGCGGAGATGTCAAAACAATATCATAAACATATCGTCTCGGATCTAATGCAGCAGTACTAGTATTAGTTAAACTAATTTTTAGTATACCATTATAACGATCAACAAAATCAATAATAAAATCTGTTGAAGTTGTTGAATAATAACTACGTCTCATCTTAGCAGCTGCTGTATAACCAGTCAGGTTAAGAGGTGTTGTGTTATCTTCATTTTGGATATTAAAGGTGGCATCAAAATCCGTTCCTTTTTCCAATAATAGATTTAAGGGGATTGCTGCCATTTAATTACCTAGACTATTTTGTATTTATTCAGCTGGAATTGCTGGTACTTCTGGTGGTTTAGTTTCTTCTTTTGGATCTAAAATCTCCAAGGTTTCTAAACCACCAAGAAGTTTAGTTTTATACTCTTTTAATTGAGTTAAAGTATTTTCTGTCGCTGCAATTTTTGTATCAGCATCTTTAATTTGTTTTTCAAATTCAACACGTAAACTTGCTGGATCCATTGTAATCAAGAAATATAATGTGTAATAATATTTAGGTGATTCCTAAAGAGGTCAAAAAATGATTATAGTATTCATCGTATCCAGGTATACCAGGATCAACTTTTCTCAAAGCACATATACAAGCTCTTTGATAGAATTCGGTATGTAAACCTCTCTCCTGTGATTCCATTGCTTCTTTTATCTTAATCCAATTTTGATGAACTTCATCAGTCATATCAATACTCTGTAATACTTTTTTTTATTTAGGGAATTTGTGAAAATACCAACCAGTTGCTATATATTTTTTTCCATTAAGAACAGTACGTCCTCTGTGAATATAGATCCAAGTTGCAGGAAATATAAGTAATCTTCCTGTCTTCGGTTTGATTAAAGTTCCATTAAAGAATTCTGTCTCACCTTCATCAAAATCATCATTCAAATACCAAATGCAGGTTAACAATCTAGTTCCATTTAGGTTATCAATTTGATAATCATCATGCCAATCATAGAATCCATCAGAATCATATACCTTAACTTGATACCCAGAATCAGAATAGAAGTCTTCATTATCTGCGACTTTATATGGAAATCCAGTAGACTCTTTTAAATCATCCCTGTAACTATCAACGTATTTTGACATTGATTTATATATTGTATTATCTTCTTCTTCCCAATCAGGTAATGAACTAATACGTAAATCAAGTGAAGTCTTTTTTGTTATATCTTTTTTCTTTTCTCTACCCATAACACCCAAAGACTTTCTAGTATCAGATTCTATTCTGTCACATACGTGCTTACAGAAATCAGGTGTCAATGCATTATCATGAATCTTCATGAAAGAATCAAAATTTATATCAGGATGAAAATTCATAATTTCTTCTTTCTTTCACTACATCATCATCTTCCTTTAAGAAAAACTGTTTTACATCTTTAAAATCAAGAACATAAAACAAACCTTCAGTTTTTTGTTCAAGTAACATCTTAACTATTCTACGTCTACCGTCAACCATACGATACTTATTATCAAATGGATTAAAAGCATTACTCAGTATTATACCTGGATATTTTGTATCTGCTGCATCATACCTAAGATCCTCTTTTGGCCATGGCAAAGGAAATAAATGTTTATCTTTCCATGCAATATCTTTTAAACTAATTGATTGTATTACATCATCTGTAAGTAAATGTAATATATCCATCATGAAAAGATAATGAGTCTCTGTAATAGCCCATTTATCTATAGCCCAATTACCATGAAATCCACTGTTAGCACGATGGAAATGATGATACCATTCTTTTTTCACAATATAATTACAACTTCATTATATAGGTGAGTGTGTAGTATGGTGGTAAGTTCTTACCTGATCCAGACTGACCTTGAGAATCTATGCTAAAGCTATGTGTGTGATCTCCTGTAGATGTTTCAGTGAAGCTCATAGTAATACTATGATTATGTGAACCTCCACCACCACTACTACCACTGAAAGGATGACTATGACTTCCAGTACCTTCACTACTTGTATTACCACTTAGTCCATGATCATGATAACTATAAGTTAAAGGTGGACTTGTAAGAACATTAAAGTTCATTGAATGGCTGTGGTTTTCACTAATTCCTAAAGTAGCATGTGTAAGACTATGACTGTGATTTCCACCACCAGTAGCAACATTTCTTACACCTAAACTATTCCATGCAGTTGAATAACCCCATCCAGTTTCACTATCCTCACCGCTAAAATAAGGTGGATATGCTGGTTGGGTGTGACTGTGACCTCCTCCTCCAAAACCAGAACCACTAGTATCTAATGTGTGAGTGTGGTTAGCACTTTGGTTACCTGTATTAGCATTTATGTTAGCCTGGTGAGTGTGACTTCCACCTTCATCTGTATCAAAATCAACTGAATGAGAATGTGATCCACCACTAGCATTGCTTACAGCATAGTTTCCAGCAGGGTGAGTATGATTACTTTGGTTACTTACATTAGTACTACTTTGACTTACACTATGAGTATGATCTCCAGTACTACTAAAGGATGAATATCCATGACTGTGAGATACAACTACTGCATCAGCACTACCACCAGTACCACTATAACTTCCACCAGCAGCAACAATAAATCTACCTCTTAAATCAGGTGTTCCATTTGATCCATCACACACAGCCCATCCAGAAGGAGCACTACCACTGTTGTACATAACAATAGTACCAGAAGGAACTCCTGAAGGTGCTGAAGCAGAAGTTAGATATCCCTGTGTACTGTGATCACCCCATCCATAAGCGGTATCCCATTGTGATATCTTAGTCGTTGTTACATTACTAGCAGCATGTGATGAAAATACAGGATCGGATTCACTAGTCACGAATCCACTATCATTAGTAAGTTGACTTACATTTGTTGGTACATTTGCTGGAGTGTAGGTAAACTCTCCATTACTAGCATTGTAAGAAAGATCACCATTACCAGAAGCAGCAGGGTGTGGTGAAGCAACACTAATATCTGTTAGAGCAATTCCACCTCCACTACTACTTACTGATGCAAGATCAAACTGAGCACCAGTCCACCTCAAATAAGTATTTGCTGTACGGTTTTGAGCAAGACCAACATTAACATCTTTAATATCATTTAGATTAGCATCCAACTCAATATTAATATTTCCAGATGATGTTACAGGACTATTGGTTACTGTTACTCCAGTACCTCCTAAAAGTCCTACACTAGTTACAGTACCAGAGTTACTTGTATATCCAGCAGCACTATGATCACCCCATCCATAAGCAGAATTCCAATTAGAAATATTAGTTGAAGTAATGCTCTTTACATGACTAGGTACAGTAGGATCTGTTTCTGTAAATGAAGTTAGGTATCCAGCAGTACTATGATCACCCCATCCATAAGCAGTATCCCATTGTGCTGTCTTAGAAGAATTAGGTATACCTGATAAATCTGGTGGACTGTATGTGAAGATACCTGTTGTATCATCATAAGAAATTCCACCTGTAGCAGTTGCAGATCCGTTAGTACCATTTATTGATAATCCTTGTCTAGCTTGTGCTAAAGTAATTCCAGAAGATCCTGCATTATTCCAATTAGTAATATCCTGTGCAGTAATATTCTTTACATGACTAGGTACAGTAGGATCAGTCTCTGTATATGAAGTTAAGTATCCTTCTGTACTATGATCACCCCATCCATAAGCAGAATTCCAATTAGTAATATTAGATGAATTAATATTATATGCAGCAGAAGCAACAAAAACAGGATCTGTTTCTGTATATGAAGTTAAAGCTGAGTTCCATGTATTAATATTTGATTGAGTAATACTCTTTACATGACTAGGTACAGTAGGATCTGTTTCTGTAAATGAAGTTAAGTATCCAGCAGCACTATGATCACCCCATCCATAAGCGGTATCCCATTGTGATATCTTGGAAGCATTGGGTATACCTGATAAATCTGGTGGAGTATATGTAAACTGACCATTAATACTACTATATGTTAGATCACCATTTCCAGAAGCAGCAGGGTTTGGTTTTAGAACACTAAGATCTGTTAGTGCAATACCACCACCAGAAGCACTGGATGCGGTTACTTTAACTTCATGTGAATTACTACCATAGTTGGTAATCATAATCCATGCAGCAGTTATATTATAAACTGTTGAACCAGTATAAGATCCTGAACTTGTTACGAATTGCCAGTCAGTACCATTACTAGATCTCCAAACATCTAGTGTATCAATAGTACTATTAAACCCACTCTGAACACTGTCTGGGTGTACTTTTATACTCCAAGTAGTTTCACTTAGATCTGACAATCTAAAGAAAGAAGGAGTCCAATCATTTCTTAAATTCCAAGGTGAAATCTTTCCACCAAAATTATTCCATACCCAAGGAGAACCTGTTGGCATGGTAGCAGTGAAATCATCATAAGATTGATCTAGAAAGTCATAAAGATAATCACTAGGATTAATGTTTCCTGCTACACCATAACCTATGTACTCTATTACAGCAGAAGAAGCTACTCCACCACTAGTAAAATTATATGTAATTTCAGTTAAAACATTATCAAGTGATCTTGTAATCTTGAAGTAATAAACATGACATCTTGATCCTGGACCTCTGTTACTACCACCAGTACCATTTGCATCTGGATATTCAACAAATGTTAGAGTTTGTAATTGACCACTGTATGCTGGTGAATTATTATCATATACTATAATTTCTGTAGGTGAACCTGTAACTCCATTAGCACCATAAGCTTGTCCATTATCAACTCTCAACAGAGTAGCAGAGTCAGTACTTATTCCACTATTACTACCATATCCTATCCAACCATGACCATCAAATCCAACTGTAATTTTAACTACGTCTGTTAATGCAGCTTGTGATAACCACAGAAAGCTCATGTCAGCATGACCACATCCCATGTTCACAAACGTATTATCATTACCATCACAGAGAGGTAATAATGAAACTCCACCAGGTCCAGTAGTGGAAGCAGACTGATAAGTTATAGCCTCTTGATAATTATTTGCTGCTGTTTGTTCAGACCATCTAGGTTCTCCATTTAAATATGTAACATATGTGTTAGAACTAGTGGCAGAACCAGTTAGATCTGCAGCTGCAACCCATTGAGTATTAGTATTATCCCATTTTAAAACATATCCATCAGTTATAGTAGTACCAACATTAACATCTCCAATATCGTTAAGAGTATTAATTGTAGTATCATCTCCAATTACCCAAGAAGTTCCATTATGTTTAAGAATCTTGCCATTTCCTACACCACTTGTATTAACATCACTTAGATCATTTAATGCTGATACATCAGACTTAGCATTCCAACTATTAATATCTCCAGTAGTAATACCCTTCACATGAGATGGAACAGTAGGATCAGATTCTGTAGTTAAGTATCCTTCTGTACTATGATCACCCCATCCATGAGCATCATTCCAATTACTAATATCAGCTGAACCAATGCTCTTTACATGAGCAGGTACTGTGGGATCTGTTTCTGTAAATGAAGTTAAGTAACCAGAAGTAAAGTTAATCCAATTATTACCATCCCACTTTAAGAGTTGATCACCTTGAACATTATTAATAGATACATCATTAATATCACCTAAAGAATTTATTGTAGTACCTCCACTACCAGCATTATCATCTGCTATTACCCAAGAGGTTCCATTATATTTAAGAATTTTGTTGTTTGCTACACCAGTTGTATCAACATCAGAAAGAGCACCAATACTAAGAGAACCAATTCCTTTTAAATAACCTTCGGTAGAATGATCACCCCATCCATGTGCTTCATCCCAATTAGTTACTTGTTGTGCAGTAATACCCTTTACATGAGATGGAACAGTAGGATCTGTTTCTGTATATCCAGTTATAAATCCAACATCATTATTAAGTTGACTTAAATTAGAAGGTACATCTGCTGGAGTAAATGTAAATTGACCACTTACATCATTATAAGTAAGATCACCATTTCCAGAAGCAGCAGGGTTTGGTTTAACAACACTAATATCTGTTAGAGCAATTCCACTACCACTAGTAGATGTTGAGTCAGGTGCTGGACCCCATGTAGTTCCATCCCACTTGAGAACATGACCAGTTGTAATAGTTCCAGGTATTGTGGTATCAGTTAAAGCAGCAAGTGTTGTTGCACCACCTCCACCACCAGTAGATTTTATAGTAACATCAGAACCATTTGCATTTAAACCCTCAAATTCAATACCAGTTCCTGCTTTGAAACTAATAATATCAGTTCCACTACCAGAACCACCAGCAGTTAATTGTAATTTAAATTCGTCTGCTACTGGAGTATTACCACTTTGAATAAGATCAATTGTGTATGTGGTATCTGAATCTGTAGTTAAATAACCTGCTTGACTATGATCACCCCATCCATGTGCTTCATTCCAGTCTGCAATATTTTGTGTAGTAATGCTTTTTACATGACCAGGAACAGTAGGATCTGTTTCTGTAAATGAAGTTAAATATCCAACATCATTTGTTAATTCACTAAGTTTTGTTATACCATCAAACCATTCTAAAGAACTCCCAGAAGAATCTACCCGTATCCACTTATCTGCTGTGAATGTTGTAGGTGTATCTGTAAGAGCTACAAAAGCAGTAGCCCCAGATTGAGTTTGTAAATTATAAACGTCTGCTGCTAGATTATTAATCTTTGTCCTTTGTTCTTCAAAGGTATCGGTTTTCGCAACATTAATCAGCTGTGGCATTACTTTATTCCATCCCTATGTTGATATTTAGTTTAAGATGGCTCGGTAGGCCATGTTGGATTTGATGCGTCAGCAGTATTAGATGGAAGATCCCTCAATGCTTGTCTATAAGTCTGCCATGCAGAATCATTAGATAAGGTCACATCTCTACTCTGAGTCCAATCTGACTTTGTTAATAAATCATTTCTTCTATCTCTGAGAAATTTAAGATTTTGCTCATTAGTAAATCCAGGTGGTGTATATGAAAATGTAGTTCCATCATAACTAGAACCATTTTTAATATTTTGCCCTTCAATATTTACAAGAGTTTCTCCAGTCTCAGGACTGTAATCACTCTCTTTCTCAAGCATAACTTTTTTTATTACTTTGCCGTCTTTAACAACAGCAAAAGTTTTAGTATCTTTATTTGAATAATCAATCATAATACCTCCTAGAATTCGTAGATGTCAATACGTCCACCAACACCACTGTTACCATTATTTGTATTTCCACTATTACTTTTAATTCCTCCTCCACCTGATCCCCAGTTAGCACCAGAACATCCTGGTGCATTAGTAACTCCTGGTTCTCCTTCTTTAGCATTAGCACCATACCCTGTTGAATGTCCTCCAGCAACACCAAAACAAATGTGATGTGGCCATGCAGCACCACCATAAGGATGAAATCCACCAGCACCACCATAACTATAGTTACCTGGACCTGTTCCAGCAGATCCACTTCCTCCTGAAGCTCTTAACGTAGGTCCAGTTCCTGATACCTGTAGAGTACTTTCACCTCCATTTTCCCCATTATCATTTTGACCAACTCCTCCTGCACCACCTGAACCACAACTATAATATCCACCTTGGTTCTGTGCATTTGTATACTGGTCTCTAGTATAGAAATAAACAGCAGCAGCAGCACCTCCACCTCCACCAGTACCAGCACTATATGAAGAATTACCTGTAGCAGATCCAGATCCACCTCCACCACCAACAAGTACAACTAACAAACCTTTAGTTTTTGCATGAGGATAATGATAACCTGTTCCAGAAAAAGATTGCATCTGCAATACAAGCATTCCATTTATGGTAAAGGTATTATTAGTAGTTTCAATATCAATACCACCACCAGCAATTAGATCAGCAATAACCCATTCGGTTCCATCATGTCTAAGTATCTTTCCATTTAATGAAGATCCTCCTTGTGGAAGTCCTTGAGGTTCATCAGCCCAAACAAGATTACTACCGTTTGATTTTAACCACTTACCATTATCATGTGAACTAGGAGTATCACTAAGATCTGTAAAACTACCACTAGCAGTATTTTCTACCCAAGCTGGTGCATTACCTGAACCTTGACTTTGTAAAATCCATCCTGATGTTCCAGCAGGTAACAGTCCTGTAGTTGTTCCATCAATCTGATATAATAATTGCTTACTTGCACTGCTCGTATTCAAATTAGTTGCAGTATCAGCATTTCCTTGAAGATCACCTATGAACAAGTTAGCAGTAGCATCTCCAGTAACTTCCAATTCACCTGTTACCTTACATCCAGATTGAGTTGTTCTAAATCTTTCTGCTAATCCACCATAAAGTTTTACTGTTGTTGGTCCTGCATAATTAAATTCTGCAAATTTATAACTACTTGACCCATTAAAAGTATCTCTGAAAACAATATTGTATGCATCAATATACATTGTTCCAGTAGGACTAGTAATTGATTTTCCATTTACATCAAGATTTCCACCTAACTGGGGAGTTGTATCTTCTACAATATTTTGAAGGCCGCCACCTCCACCTGAAGTTACATTAGCATACTCTATACCATTCTCAGTTGAATTTATCCTCAAGTACATGCCAGCAGCACTTGACATTGCTGCTGGTGTGTCACTTAGATCTGTAAACTTGGTTACATTATTACTAGCAGCAGTAGATTTAATAGTAATTTCACTAGAACCACCTGGATTTAAATTCTCAAATTCAATATCAGTTCCTGCTTTTAAACTAATAATATCTGTACCAACATTAGAACCACCAGCACTTAATTGTAATTTAACTTCATCTGCTACTGGAGTATTGCCACTTTGAATAAGATCAATTGTATAAGTGGTATCTGAATCTGTAGTTTTGTATCCAGCATCATTAGTGAATTCAGATACATTAGTTGGTTTGTTAAGAATTTCTGCATCACCAGAAGTTGCGTCCCAATCAGACTTAACATTGTCCTCTCCAGTAGGATTAGCATTTACCCATCCAGTTCCAGATACATATTTAAGAATCTGATCAGGTTGCGGACCACTAATAGTAACATCATCATGACTACTAATAGAACCAAGATCATTAAGATCTGGTGGAGTATATGTGAATACACCTGTAGTATTATCGTAATCTAATTGACTAGGATTGTTAGCAACTGCATTATTGCGAGAAAGATCTGTTAATGATATACCACTACCACCTGTTGCAGTTAAATCAGCAGCAGCAATCCACTTTTGACTGGAATGTTGATACTTTAAAACCAATCCATCTGAATTAGCATCATTGGATACGTTAACATCTGTAAGTTCATTTAAAGTAGTAGCACCACTAGGAGCATCAATCCAATCTAATTGAGTTCCAGTAGAAGAAAGAATTTGTCCAGGATTACCTAAGTCATTATCTTTATCTAAGATACCACCAATAATCTTAACAGCACCATCAGCAGTTTTAAATGTTTCAACTCCAGCATAAGATAAAATGCTCTCACCTTCTAATACAAACTTAGCATTTGTAAAACCCACCGAACCCATTATTATAGCTGATCCTGCTGTTACTCTAATAGGATCAAGTGCATGTTGTATAAAGAAATCACCAGTAGGATGAGCATGAATATACTGATATGTCTGTGTTGATCTTAATTGCAATGGTCCACCACCAGAACCTATTGGTAGATCATGACCTATCTGAAGATAAGCATCTCCTTCAGTAGCATTACCTAGTTTTAATAAAGGAGAGCCATATGTACTAGATCCTTCCCTTGTGTATGTTAAACCATCATCTGCACCAAAAGAACCACTATCATTTAATTGTACCTGTGTATCAGAACCAGCAGGAGATGTAGAACCACCACCACCGCCTGTTTGAGCTGTCCAACTTAACTGACCAGCTCCATTGGTCATAAGGACTTCATTTGGATTCCCTGTGCTTATAGGGTACTTGTTTCCACCAGCTTCTAATTCACCTGTTACTTTTGCTCCAAGTAGAGTAGTTTCAAGTCTTAATGAAGATACTGGATTAACAACTCCACCACTCTTATGATAGAGTTTAGTACCATTATCTCCAGCAACAATCATCTCTGTTGATTGATAACCATGAACCTTGAATGATCCACTTGGTGTGATTTGTATTAACCAATCATTTCCATTATTAACTTGTGTTATAAATTCCGATGATGATTGTTGATAGAAAAAACTAGCCTCAGAATTATCACCTAATGTAATTTTATTATTTGCACCATCAAAAGATCCCATAGCGAGACCTTGAGTGGTTATACTATTGGTAGTTGTATTTCCCTGATCTGTTACCTGTTGTAAATTACCAACTCCACTTCCACCACCTGAAACATTATCAGAACCTAGCATCCACTTCTGTGTTGCAAGATTAAATTTCAGTATGGCATTATTAGAAGGTTGTCCAACAATATTAACATCACCAAGATCACTAATATTCTCAGGACTACTAATCTGTATATTTTTAGTACCAATATTTACAGAGTAATCTATTCCACCACTAGCAGAAAGAGTAATATCAGAATCAGTATTATCAGAACCTGCTAAACGTATTATTGGATTATTTCCAGACTGAGATGCTTCTAATCCGTATGTTGTATTATCTCCAGCTGGTTCATTAACCCATTCAAGAGCATTTCCAGCAGAATTAACTTTAATCCATTTATCAGCAGTAAATGTTGATGGTGTATCATTAAGTCCAGTAAAAGTTGAACTGCCACTTCCACCACTTCCACCACTAGAAACTATCTCAATCTCATTGACGTTTCTATTTAAAGTAATATTTTGTCCAGCAACTAAAGTTACATCATAAGTATCAACTGTGTTTGATAACCTTATATGTTTTTTAGTACTACTACCATCTTGTGCTGATAGTGTGTAGTCATTATTAAGTCCTTCAAGTTTCCATGTAATTCCATCCCACTTCCATGTCTTTCCGACAGCTGAAAAGGTATCTCCTGGATCTGGAGCACTTGGAAAATCTAATGCCATTCTAATACACTATTTTTGTTATTTATTGTAGTTTCCTCTGGGATATTTAAGACCGTAAGCAGGTCTTCTTCCTTGTAGAGGGAATCTGACAGCACTACCTAACTTATTGAAAATAAAAGTTTGTCCTTCTGGTGGTACTCCTACAGCTCTAGTTACAGAACTAAAGATTGGATCAACATTATTATTAGTAGTTGCTACCGTATATTTGGAAGTATCAAATGCATCAATTGCTCTATCTATAGGATTTCCATTTCCATCTACTGTATCTCCTGTAAGGTCATGATGTGATTCAACAAAAATCATATCATCCTGCAAGATAGTTGTACCATTAATTCTAATAGCACCTAATCTTGGAGCTTGATTATTATTACCAATTAATGTTATAGATTTTAGTTCTCCATTAAAATCAACATCAGACCAAGTATCAGCAGTAACACCATTTTGTAGTGCTGTTCCAGTACCACTTACAGCAGTACCAGTAACAATATATCCAGTAGTAGCACCAGGACAATATACTTCAAATTTCTCTGCTACTATTCCTTTAACATAATTAGAAGGTGAAGTTAAAGTAACAGCATCAAGCTTTACAGATGTTGTGCTATCAATAACCGATCCTCTAGCATAAGATGTTGTAGTACCATCAAATATATGCTCAAGGGGATATGTAGGAGAAAAATCTTGATAGGTAGTCCAATCATTATTGATTACAAAATCTCTTGAAAAATTACGGGAAAGTAGTAACATTAGATTGCTCTCCTAGCACAGAATAACATTCCTCTAGATGTATTACCACTAATCCAATCTAATCCTTGTTGATCAAATGTTTGATCCGCAACAATAACAGTATATTTTTCCGAAGTAGAAATTTCAACAATATCACCTGGTCTAAAATGAGTTTTACCAGGCTGTACAGCAGCTTGTATCATCACAAAACTATCTGGCATATAATAAGGACAAGGTGCAAATCTATTTGTTATAGGTATTCCTTTAATTGGTCTATAATAATCGGTCTGTGTTGCTAGTCTTTTTTCATAATCACTTTTAAACCAATTATAAGTAGCATCCCAAGTTTGATCTGTTTTATCAAAATCACCATCTCTAAAATAAGTCTGTATGTGAGCATTATCATAACTAGAACTACAATCTATATTACATTTATAATATGTTCTATAACTCAGTTCATCATCTTGGTTTCTTGTAAACCCGTAAGAAGCTTCTCTTGCTCTTGAGTTACCCACTACTGGTTCTTCTTGTGCAGTACTATCGCCATAAGCGTAAGAGTAATCGGGAGTTATGTACGAAGTATAAATGTAATCACCGTGTGTTGTACCATTCCAGTTATCTATATGTCCCGTTCTGTAGTTGGTCATTGTTCCATTCCACACATAATCCAAATCCCAAACATTCGCACCAAAATTTAGACCTTTATGTAAAGTAAAAGTCCACCAAGGAATATATCTCTGATTAACTAATTGAGTAAATTGTATAACTACAAAATTATCATCATCTGGTGCTTGTGCTGCATAGAAATTAATTCTTAATGGATAATTTGTTGTAGATGATCCGTATGCAATATAATATTCGTCAAAAGATATTGTTGAAGTATTATTTGATGTATAACAATAATTTACTCCATTTTGAATATCTAATCCTATGTCACCATGAAAATAACCAAGTTGTGAATTACCACCAGCACTATCTACAGAACCAGTAGCATTAGTACCAAGTCTATTCACATAGTTCCAATCAGGACCACAGTTTACTCTGATCCTATCTAATTGATCAGACATAGAGAATCCCCAGTAAGTGATTCCAAAATCCTTATTTACTGGATTTTGTGTTGCGGATCTAGTATCATTTTCTAATCTTAAAATACCAAATCTACCATCTGGATGCTTTTGGAACATATTGCTACCAGCACCTAAACTAGTTACTACAATGCTAGGAGTTCCATCGTTACCATTACTAGTTTGCTCTGGTTGATTAGTACCAAATGTAATATCATTTTCAGGAGTAGCACCACCTATTTGATCACCAGGTATTGTAAATTCATCACCATTCTGCCAGTTAAGTGCTTTATTTTGAATTGATATTGAAGTTACTCTACGTTCATTAGTACTGTAAACAGGACGATATATTCTTAACTTTAAATCTGTTCTTCCTGTACCAGAATTATTTGGATTAGCATCAGCAGTTGCTCCACTGACCGTGTATTTATAGTAATTCTGATAACTACTATTAGTACATGGAGAAGGATTAATAATTACTGTTCCTTTCATTGTAGCAACAGTATCACTAGCATATCCGTAACTGTATAATCCCTGATATCCTATATCAGTTCTATTAGGGTGAGGTTGTTCATCTTCTGTTTGATTCCACCAAGCAGTACCCCAAACAAAAGGCGAAGCTTCAGTACCATTACCATAGGGTAGATTACTTTTGATTTGACCAGTAGTTGCTCCAGATGGATAATTACAATTGTCAGCATTTAAAACTCTATCAGCAGCATAATCAGAACCATTTACAGTATTTAAAAAATTAAATGTACCTGCTCCAGCACTAGTACCAAATGTGATATCAAATATATCTCCAACATTAACAGTAAAAGTTGGATTTGCTACAGCTACTCCTCTAAATCTTTTAGGACTTGATAGATATATGCTATTAGTTAAATCAATAGCAGTTCCAGCTGAAGCATCTGCTGAACTTGCTGCTAATTTCATGTTATTCCAATCAACTTTAATTACATAATATGTTGCATTCTCAGTAAGATCAGGAATTACTCCTGTTCCTACACCTCCAGTAGGTGCATACACCACTTCATCTCCTGTTTCAAATGGAACTCCAGTATTACATGTTATAGTATCATTAGAAGTTTGAATCCATTGATCACTAGGAACTGCTTCTGGTGCAAATAAATAACTGGTTCCATCATCAGTTAAATAATAATACCTTCTTTTACTTGAAATTTCAATAACCTGACCACCACCACACTTAGTCCACGCAGTCTCATTGTTTGGATAATTTATAGTAGTATTAGTATATGGAAGTGCGTCAGCAGTAGTTTTACCTGGTGCAAGACAAGCAACAGGAACACCATCTTCTTGTGTTCCAGAATTCCATCCTAATTTTTCAAATACTTCTTCCAGAGCGTCCATAACATGACCTCTGTTCCAACCAGTATCTCCATTATATACATCAACATGTTCAGTACGCACAGACATTTTTTATTCCCCAATTTTTAGTAGTGTTAATGTTACGGTAATAGCAGCTGCACTACCACTTCTATTATTTATTGATAGGTATATTGTATTAGCTCTTGGGTTATCATTATTAAATCCCATAACACCAGGTGTGATTAATTGTCCCTGTCCTGATCCGTAAGTTCTAACTTCAGCAATCACACCACTACCAGGAAGAGGATCGTTACCTTCACTCCTGTTAACGTCTGCTTGTCTAGAAGTATTATCACAATAAACTCTAACCCATGCTTCAGCACTAACAGCAATTTTATAAAGAACATATCCTGGATAACCAGTTATTTCTAATTCACCACGTTCATTATCAGCAATAGTAGCACTAGTGCCTTGCTTATCTTCTATAGATGGAATAGTAGCAGAAGCTACGTTTTCCCATTTAGTAGTAGTTGTATTGTACTGTAATGCAGTCTCAGTTCCATTTGCTAAAGTAGCACCATCAATATCAGTATCATCAAGACCACTTAGAGTAGATGATCCACCTGATCCTGATTCATCAGCACGAGGTTCCCAACTATTATTAGCAGCAACCCACTTCAATACATCACCGCCATTTGGTGCAGTAGTTACAGTATCAACATCATCAAGATCATTAATACCAACTGGTATATTGGGTTTGTTTGATAAGTCATCGTAATCACCACTCTCAGCAACAGTTGAAAGTGTTGGTTTTGCCTTAATGAAATCTAATTTTGTATTATCTGATTGAGACCAATCTGGTTGTATAGGTGCAGTAGTTCCAATAGTTATCTTAGAATCATTAGAATCCCAATCAATTGTAGTTGTGTTATTACTGGTAGAATCAAATGGATTATTTCCAGCAGCAATTTCTATAGTATCAGTTACTCCTGAACTAGGTACTAAATTTATAGTAGCATTATTTGAATTTGTGTTGCCACCTTGAAGATCATAAGTAACACTACCACCACCATTATTACTGTTAGTGGCGTTAAGGTTGACTACTCTATTAACACTATCATAAGTAACCTGTACATTAGTATGACTACCATTAAGCAAAGAAGTAGCAGCAGCATCCTTTGCCATATTATCAGTGTACTGAGTCACCGTTTGTGTAGGTGCTCTAAATGTTATAGTACTAGCATCAGTTCTTTCTATTGATATACCACCAGCACCAGCAAACTTAATTTCATCTGTATCACCAGATACAGTTTCTGTTAATTTGAATATGGTATCGTTGGGTGCAGCATCTTCTTCAGCAGAAATTGCATAATCATATACTATACCAGTTAATGTAATTTCATCTTTATTCCACTGGTTCTGTGCTTTTCCTATTGTTAATCCTGTAGAAGCATGTAATACAAATGTATTAGTATTACCTTCATTGTCAGCAAGTTTTATAACTTTTCTTGCATCATTTTGAGTAGTACTACCACCACTATGATCTTCTGTGGTTAATGTGTATGATAACTGATAATTTGAAAGTAATGTCTGGAAATCTGAAGAAGTTCCACTATTAGTTGTTACTATTCTATTTGTTGTCCAGCTATTACCATCAGAGTAATATAAAGCTGTGTTAGCAACTGAATAAGCTAGATCACCAGCATTTTGAGAACTTACAACTGGGAAAGAACCAATATCAGCATATTGCCAAGAAATAGTTAGAGAACTTAAATCTGGTGGAGTATATGTAAACTGACCATTTGAACTATCGTATGTAACATCACCACTACCAGTAGCAGTTGGGTTAGGTTTAACAACTGATAGATCTCCAAGACCTATTCCACCACTACCACCCGTTCCAGTACCTCTAGAACCTCCTGTGTCAATCCAAGCAGCACTATTTACATCTTGATACCAGATCTTTAATTGACCCTCGTTTGACTTCCACCAAAGATCTCCATCATTGGGGTTTGCTGGTGGAGTATCATCAGTAGTTACTTGAGTACCTTGAGCAGCACCACTAATAACACCAGTAGTGGCATCTATAGTTATTGTTGTTCCATCAACTTTAACTCCACCAAGTGTACCAGTAGCAGTAACACCAGCAACAGGTAAATCATACTGTTCTGCTGGTGTAAATTCAAATATACCAGTCTGTTGATCGTAATTTAATGCACCTCCAGCATTAGGTGTATTTGATGTAGTAACATCAAAACTTGCTAACGATACGAAAGTGCTATCTAAATACCAACCAGCTCCCGTTGCTCCAGTATCAGACCACCTTATAACATTTCCTGCCGAAGGAGTACCTGTATACTTAACATCAAGAAGTGCATTAAGATTAAACGCACCAATTCCTTTTAGATAACCTTCTAATGAATGATCACCCCATCCATGAGCTTCATTCCAATCAGTAATATTCTGTTGGGTAATACTCTTTACATAACCAGGAACAGTAGGATCACTCTCTGTAAATCCTGTCAGAAAATTACTAAGATCTGGTGGAGTATAATCTAACACACCAGTCTCAGCATCATATGTGAGATCAGCAGTACCTGGATTATTTTTATTTACAACAATATTTACATTAGACTGTTGAAGATTAAATACATCAACTGCTAACTCATTAAGTTCTACCCTTTGATCTTCAAAGGTAAATGTCTTTGGTACATTTCTAAGAATTGCTGTCATTGGACTTCACTATCTGCTTGAGTAGGAATTTGATCTCACTTATCTCACTCTTCACATAGTCCAAATCTTGTTCCATGCTTTGAAATTTCTGTTTAGACTTTTTATATTTCTCAAAAGAAGATCTGTCAGTATTTATGATCGCACCAGTGTTTACGTCACGGTACAGATGATCGTTGTCTTTTACTTTCAAATGGTTCATTAGAATGGATGTGATGATGAAGGCAAAGCATGATCACCACCAGTGGTTATAGTACTAGGAGTTTTTAAGGATGCTGTTGCACTACTTGGATCGTTACAACATAGAATTATAGTACTAGCACTATATGCTACTGGTCTTGTTGGTTTTGTAAAATCACTTGTAGAATATAGTGCTCCATTATGAAGATGGAAATTACTAATTTTTCCATTCCAACTAGATTCATTGATTCCGTGGTGCTCACCTATCTTAACTGAATGAGGACCATAATTTAATGCGATTCCACCAAGAGCTGCACTAGCTTGTGCTTGACCGTTCACATGCAGTACAATAGTTCCATTTGCCATTCTAGTAAATGCAACATGATACCAAGTACTAGTACTTCTACTACTACTTGTTAACATCACAGCATTGTTATATCTAAATCTAAACCGACCTTGATTATCCATCTCCATAGTGATTCCATCAGTATAATTACCTACAGCAGGATTATCAGATAAACTCCACATCCTCTTAAACCAACCTGTATTAGCATAACTATCAGCAAATACCCAACATTCAATAGTAAATGGATCACTAGTACCAAAACTCCAAGGAGAATTAGTACTGATTCCTGCAACCTCTACGAAATCATTAGTACCATCAAAATCAACACTACCAAAACCACTTGGACCACTAAATGGTCCATAGGAAGGTTTAACATAACTATTAGTATGAAGTTGTGGACCTGTTGTTCTCGCCTTTACGATTGGAGTTTGACAACCTAAGAAACCAACATTACTTTCAATAGCACCTTGACTTGTTAATGTAAGTGGTTCTGTTGGTGGAGTAAAGTTACTAGTATAAAGTGCTTGACCTTTAACTAATCTCATGTTACTTATATCTCCATCCCATCCTCTTCCATAATTCGCAAGATGTCCAATGTGGAATTCTCCACCATGATCACAATTTCTTGGAACACCACCACCATCATCTGATGTATGAGTGGCTTCAAGAACTCCATTTAAATATATGGATACCGTAGTTCCACTTCTTACTAATGCTGTATGATACCATGTATTGAGATTAAGAGCTGTTGATCCTGTTGCGAAACCATTACCTCTATCTCCTCCATTAAGAACCCCACTACTAGATAAATGAAGCCACCATCCATTATCAGCTGATGAACCATACTTACCAAATATTGACTGCCAAGTATTATTGTTTGAATGCCAATTAAACCAACATTCAATAGTAAAATCACCAGTACCAAATTGTATAGCAGAATCATTTAGAGTGTACATATATTGGTTATCACTTCTATCAATCCAAACACCATTATTAGTTTCAAACGGACTTTCAGAAGAAGGTTGTGGATCACCAACAGCATTTATAGTTTGTGGAGTTACAGTTGATCCTGTTGCATCCTCTGGATCATTACAACATAACAACTTACAGTTAGTTCCTGTTACACCTTGAGAAGTTGTTGTTAATGGTAATGCTGTTAGAGGATGGCTATTTGACCATAATGCTTGACCTGAAACAATTCTTACATTTGATACCTTACCGTTAAAGCTTCCATTTGCAACTTGACCTATAGTAAAGTCAGGAGATGTTCCAGTTGGTGTACCTGATATAGAACCACCAGCATAAAAATCACCATCAACATATATTCTTATATTACCACTACCATCATGTGTAAAAGCAACTTGATACCACTGATGATTATTTAATGTAAAATTACTATTTAAACTATTCTGACTACCATTCCAATAATACCAATTAACCTGACCATTTGCCATTGGTCCAAAACTATAATTCTCTGCATTGCTAGTAGGATTAGATGCACCAAGAACACTTGAATATCCATTAGTAGAAGCACTAAATACATCTGCTTTAAGCCAATACTCAAGAGTCCATGCCTGACTCGCCCAATCCCTTAGATCAGTATAAGGAGAAGCAAGAGTTTGTCTGAGGTAATCATTACCATCAAAATCTACGGAAGCATAACCTCCACCACCAGAAGCTGGTGCAGGTATTCCTAGAAACATTTGTTGTATTGCCATTAGCTTAATCCAGCTCCTGTAATAAAGGCAGTTGCACTTCCTACATATAAAACTGTCGCCATACCCTTACTGGCCAGGGTTCTATCACCTGTAGAAGCATCTGCTGAATTAGTCAGCGTAACACTATTTGTGGCAGCATCAATTGTTATATCACTACCACCATTATTGATAATCGTTATTACATCGCCACTTGTCATACCATTTGCCAATCTGACATTATCAGTAGTAAAAATATATCTACCTTGAGTTCCATTATCTCCAGCTACTACATCATAAACACCCACAGGATTCACTGGACTGATTCTTCTTAGATTACCTCTACCATCTGATACATTTGCATTAAAGACTGCATTATCACCCATCTCCAAATTACATCCACCATCTCTACTAATCTTTATGTCACCAGTAGCATTTGTACCGATATATGCATTTCTACTTTGATCTTCTCCCCAGAAGGTCATGTATGCCCAATCATTTGCTTCTCCTGAAGGAACTTTTAATTTTAATTTATCATGATCAGTTGGATCAATTTGTAGATATCCTTCATTAATTACTACGTCACCATCACTATTGATAGTTAGGTGATTTGTATTATCACCTGCACCAATTTCTAATTTCTGATCACTATGATCCCATCTAATTTCACCCTTTACTGAACTAACACCATTATCACCATCAGTAAGTTTGATTATTGCATCATGACTTCCACCTGTTCTAATTTCAAATACATTCCAATTAGGAGAGATAAGTGATGTACCATTACCATCTGCATTAATATTAAGCCTTTCAGTATTATTTGTTCTTAAGCTTAACTTTTGAAAAGTTTTAGAACCTATAAAAGTTCCAGTGCTATCAGCATATAATCTACCATGAGCATTACCATCAATGTCACCCCAATCTATAGTTGCAGCAGTACCTGTATCAACTGTTAGATTGCCAGAAAAAGTTTGATCTCCAGTCTTATATACGAGGTTAGGAGCTTCAAAGTTCTTGTTAGATTCCCACTTATCCCCAGTCTGATTGTATGATATAGTCTTGTCATCTGCACCCTTAAGAGTTATACCTCCTCCAGAGGCAGCAGCATCAGTACTAGATCCCTTAGCAATAACAATGTTCTTGTCCTCCACCTCAAGTGTGGCAGTGTTCAAAATCGTCTGAGTGCCGTTGACTGTTAGCGTCCCACTCAATGT